GGAGGGAATTAAAACGCTCTGTGAAAAGGTATTGCAGCCCGTCCGTGAACAATTCAAAACCGGAGTCAAGGTCAATTCAGGGTTCCGCCATCCCGAAGTTAATGCAAAAGTGGGAGGCTCCAAAACCTCAGACCACTGTAAAGGACAAGCCGCTGACATCGAAATCCCGGGCATCCCGAACGCAGACCTAGCCGCATGGATTATGGACAATCTGACCTACACCCAGTTAATCCTTGAGTTCTATACCCCCGGGGTGCCGGACTCGGGCTGGGTGCATGTTTCCTATGACCCTGCTAACCTTAAGAAGCAAAACTTGACGGCTACCAAGCAGGGCGGTAAAACGGTGTATCTACCGGGACTCGTAGCGTGAGGAAAATATGCCGTTTATAGCACTTAAATTTAAGCCGGGAATAAATCGAGATCAGACCAACTACTCTAACGAGGGTGGCTGGTTTGAGGGCGACAAAATTCGCTTCCTTTCGGGTTTCCCCCAAAAGATTGGTGGTTGGCTGAAGCAGACTCCCAATACTTTTCTTGGTACATGCCGTCAATTATTTAATTACATAACATCTTTTACAGATAATTTTTTAGTTGTTGGGACAAACTTAAAGTTATATATAGAGGCTGGTGGATACTTTTATGACATCACCCCTTTACAGGAAACAACCGCTGCTGGGAACGTAACATTTACTGCAACTAATGGGTCTTCTACCGTAACAGTTTCTGATACAAGTAATCCAGCAGCGGCAGGTAATTATGTTCAATTCACTGGCGCCGTTTCTTTGGGTGGTAATGTCACGGCTGCGATTTTAAATGACGCTCAAGGTTATGAAATTGCCACAGTAGTTAATGCTAACGCCTACACAATCGTTGTTCCAGTAACCGCTAACGCTTCTGATGCAGGTAATGGCGGCTCTGCAACTATTGGTAAGTATCAGATAGATGTTGGTACTCCCGGCGGCACGTTTGGCTACGGCTGGGGGACAGATCCTTGGGGCCGTCTTGAATGGGGTCTTGGTGGTACAACCCCCGTTGCTCTAGATGGTAGAGATTGGTGGTATGACAATCTTGATAACGACATAGTTTGCAACATTCGAGATGGCGCTATTTATTATTGGGAGCGTGGGGGTTCCACTAACCCCGTAAGTGCTCTTGAGACCAATGCAATTCTTTTATCGGAGTACGCAGATAATGCAGGATTTGATCCAGACGCAGTGCCCACCAAAGCCATGCAGGTTCTTGTATCGCAAAACGACCAGCACGTTGTCTGTTTTGGGAGTGTGCCTTATGGCTTTACTAATGTGGATAATTTTGACCCCCTTCTTATTAGGTGGTCTGATCAGGACAATCCGGGCCAATGGACTCCGTCATCTACTAACTCGGCGGGAGACATAAGGGTTTCCCGTGGATCAAGAATTGTTCGTGCACTTCCAACCCGTCAAGAGATCTTGGTATGGACCGAATCTCATCTTTATTCTTTCCAATTTCTTGGGACTACAGATGTATTTGGCCTACAAGAACTAGCAGATAACACATCAATTATTAGCCCAAGGGCTTGCACAACGGTAAATAATGTTACTTACTGGATGGGAACCGAAAAGTTTTATGTCTATTCAGGCCGTGTCGAAACGCTCCCTTGCACCTTGCGACAGTTTATCTTTCAAGATATTAATTACAGTCAAGTCGATACTATTATCTCCGGTACAAATGAGGGTTGGAACGAAGTTTGGTGGATGTATCCAAGTTCTACCTCTGCTTTCCCAAACCGTTATGTCATCTATAACTATCTTGAGCGTATCTGGTATTATGGCAATATTGACCGTACAGCATGGTTAGATAGCCCATTGCGTCAGTACCCAATGGCTGTTAATACGCCTAGTGGCAGTAATGTTGGGGTTTTATACGATCAAGAAAACGGATTAGACGACGATGGCGCTCCTATAACGGCTTACATTCAATCATCTGATTTTGATATTTCTGATGGTGAGCAGTTTATGCTAACCCGTCGTATGCTTCCAGATATTAACTTTTCTAATTCTACCGCCGCTGCACCAGAAGTAACGCTACAGATTCGCCCTCGTAACTTCCCCGGGTCAGGATTTCAACCCGTAGGCACGACGGACTCTAAGCCGGTAATTGAGACTTCGGTAGATGTTTACACGGATCAGGTGTTTATCCGTGCCCGTGCCCGTCAAATGGCACTAAAGATTAGTTCAGAGGACTTAGGCGTTAATTGGCAGTTAGGTGTACCAAGATTAGATGCTCGTGTGGATGGTAAACGCTAATGGCAATGGAGAGGTTTAAGGCGCCAGCGCTACCTGTGCCGCCTGTTGAATACGACCAGAGATACCACACGGATCTGATTCGTATACTTCGCCTCTACTTTAATCAACTAGACTCTCTTACCCCCAACCAAGCCAACTCGTACCGGGCTGATAACTTTTATGGTGGTACGTTTAATGGTGATTTAGTAGGTGGGGATGTAACAGCAGATCTTTTAAATTCTATTCAAGCATACATACAGGCTGCAACAATAAATACGCTATCAACCAACTACGCCCGTATCCAGTCATTACTAAACAATCGTACCGTTGCCAAAGATGTTATGGCAGATAAGTTTTATGGTAGTTATTTTTATGGGGACGGACAGTATCTCAGCACCCCGTACAATCAATTTACAAGTGATCAAGATCAAACTGCAGGTTCATTGGGTACGGCTTATGCGGTTACTATGAATACTGATGATTTTCCTAATGGGGTTAGTGTTCAAAGTAATTCTCAAATAACTTTTGCCGAACCGGGAATCTATTTAATTACTTACAGTATTCAGTTACAAAACGCAGATAGTGGCGTTCAACACGTTGACATTTGGTTTAGATACAATGGGTCAGACATAGCCAATTCAAACAGTCGTTTTGGTATGATACAAAGAAAAAGTGCAGGTGTTCCTAGCGAATTAATAGCCGTCACACCGTTTATGGTAGATGTGTTAGCCGCTAATGACTATGTACAGATTATGTGGCATCCGTCAGATTTAGACGTAACAATTAAAAAATTTAATGCTATAACTGCTTCCCCCGGTGTAACTCCTGCCATTCCAGCTACTCCGTCCGTTATTGTGACAGTAACTCATGTTTCAGCCCAACATCCGGTAATACAACGAGTAGCCCCTCTCCCGGTCTATGGATACGGTCAGGTGGGTAATGTAACAGTTACCATAGGCCCATAGACTTCACTTGACAAATCTAGGATAATCTTGCTATGCAACCTCAATACGCTTACCAAACCGCTCCCATGAATATGCCACTTATGATGGCTGAAGGAGGGTTACCTGCCGCCGCTAAGCAAGTTGGAAGCCAAGGCCGAAACGGCGACTCAATGCTCGTGCATATGTCCCCCGGCGAAGTTAAAGGGCTCAATGCAATCGCTCAGTCGCAAGGCACATCTCTAAGTATTAACCCTAATACTGGGCTACCAGAAGCATTTAAATTAAAAAGCCTAATCCCGATGATTGCAGGCTTGGCTCTAGCCCCTATGACGGCTGGTACGTCTCTAGCCTTTTTAGGGACACCTATGGGCGCTGGCTTGGCGGTGGGTGGTATCGAAGCCCTACGGACTAAGAGCCTCTCTAAAGGGCTTATGGCAGGTCTTGGAGCCGCTGGTGGGGCTGGATTGGGTGGGGCTTTATCAACGGCAGGTCAAGCGGCATCTAGTGCTGCGGCTACGTCTGCTATTCCCGCAAATGCGACGGCTGCTGGGGTTACTGGGCCGATGGCTCCTACCGTATCTGGCCTAGATGCTATGAAACTAGGGGCTCAAAATCTAACTAATGAGGCTGGTCGGGCAGCATTTACACAAGCCGCTGGTGGGGGTATGGGACTCGCTTCTACGGTAGGTCGTGCCGTTACCCCTGCTATTGGTGGCATGCTGAAAGAGGGCCCTCAAGATCCGGCTAACCCTCAAGCAAATATTCGACCATTTGGATATGACGCTGGCGCACAAGATGTTGATTTCCGCACCGGTGCACCGGGAGAAGCTACTTCAGAGATTGAGTACTTTAGACCAAGATTTAGCCCCAAGGGTGTATACAAACCGGGTACAGAACCCGCTTATGGCTCTTACGCCCAAGGCGGCGGGGTCGAGTTTGACTACCCAGATAACTTCCAAAACTACAACGATGGTGGAGCGGTTGCCTTTGCTCAAGGTGGTTTAGAAGATGGCGGGTTTGTAGTCCCAGCCGATGTGGTGTCTCACCTTGGTAATGGCAGTAACGAAGCCGGGCAGGAAATACTCTCCAAAGGGTTAGGCGCTAAGCCTATCCGTGGCGATGGCGATGGTATGAGTGATTCAATTAAAACCAAAATTGATGGTGGGCAAGATGCTCGTGTAGCCGATGGCGAAGCCTATATTCCTGCTGAAGTGGTTAAAAAAGTTGGGCCACAACGCTTGTACGCTATGATGGATAAAATACGTAAAGCCCGCACCGGTAAAACAGAACAAGCACCTGAAATTGAACCAGAAGAATATATGCCCGCATGAATTTAAGAGTTGAACTCGTACCGTTATCGCTCGTTCACCAAACGTGGCCTTTAGTAGAGAAATTTATAGAAGATGCATTACAGTGGGGCGAGGACGACTACACAATCGAGCAAGTAAAAGTTTTTATAACCAAGGGTGAATGGATGCTTTTGGTAGCCGTAGATGAACAAAACGCTGTACATGGTGCAGCCGCAGTAAATATTTATAACATGCCTAATCACCGTGTTGCATTCATAGTGGCGATTGGTGGAAGATTAATTAGTAGTCCTCAGACGTATGAGCAATTATGTAATTTGTTAAGAGGATTTGGGGCAACAAAAATTCGTGGTGTGGCAAGAGAGTCTATAGCCCGCTTGTGGAAGCGGTATGGATTTAAAGAACGCTATATATTAGTAGAGGCAAAATTATGAGATATAACCATTTTTCGATGCTTCCTGAGCGGGCTTTCCAGCCCCGGGGTCGTTATGGCATGACTCTTGAGGGTGGTGATAGTGGTGGAGGTCAACCTGCTAATACAACACAGGTAACTATTCCTGAATATGCCAAGCCCTACATGGAACGGTTGCTTGGTAAAACTGAAGCCCTAACAGACGCTAAGTATAAAACCTACGGCGGAGAACGTCTTTCTGGCGCTACTGCAGAACAACAAGCAGCCCGGTCAGGAGTTGCCGGATTACAAACTCCCGGTGAATTTGGTGCTGCATCTAACTTAACTGGGTTAGGTGGTCTTTCTGCTCTTACGGCAGGACAACAATATGCCGGGATGGTTACAGATCCCAGTCAAGTTGGATCTTATATGTCACCTTACATGCAGAATGTATCGGACATAGCAAAACGCCAAGCCGCAGAAGACGCCCGTAAAGTACAGATGGCTAGTAATTTAGGATCTGCTAGACAAGGCACTTATGGTGGATCTCGTCAGTTGCTTGGGCAATTAGAGCGTGAAAGAGCCCTTGGTCAAACGATGGCAGATATTGATGTTAGAGGCCGTCAGTCTGCATATGAGCAGGCTATTAAGAACATGCAGTTTGGAACAGATGCGGGACTAAGGGGCGCCCAAGCGGCTACTCAAGCAGGGGCTACACTAGGTCAGTTAGGTACGGCTGGTCAGACGGCAAATCTACAACGCCTTCAAGCTCAAGAAGCCGCAGGTGCTTTGGGTCAAAGAGAATCACAAGCCAAACTCGATATGGCGTATCAGGATTTCTTAACCCAACAACAGTATCCATATAAACAATTAGGCTTCATGTCTGACCTGTTACGTGGTTCTGCCAATCTTGCAGGCACTGGCGGTAAAACTGTGTACGAAGCGCCTCCTTCAATGGGTTCCCAATTACTTGGTTTGGCTGGATCACTTGGCGGTTCGTATCTAGCAGGTGGCGGTAAATTTTTTGCTGAAGGCGGTGAAGTCAAAGGTCTGTCTGGCATCAAAGGCTATGCCGAGGGTGGTGATGTTTTTAGAGATATGATTGCCGCAAACAAACTTACGCCTGAGCAGATTGAAGATACACAACAAAGTGGGGCTAGACCCGATGTGCCTGATTATGTTTTGATAGGTGAGTTAGAAGAAAAACTTGCTGAAATAAAACGTTTCCAAAAAATGCAGGCCTCAAAAACTACGGCTACTCAAGATATTCGGCAAGAGGCCGTGCAAATGGCTGGGCTAGAAGCGATACCAGTTTCTGATGATTACTATCGTTCCGAAGATGAAGTAGCCCAGATGGCTGGCGGTGGCATTGTGGCATTTGCTAATGGTGGAATTCCTTATTCGGATGGATCAGTTGGATTTGCTGGGCCTTTTGCTGGTCTTATTGGCCCGGCTATAACTGCTGGTAGGACTGCATTAGGTTACTTAGGACGTGATGTTGGTGTTAAAGCTGCTACGGGCGCGGCTAGAGGTGTAGGAAGTGCTGGCTTAGGATTAGGAAGAATTGCGGCTAGAAATCCAATAACTGCTGCTGGTACTGTTGGCGGCTTAGGTTATGGCGCATATGATTATATGACCCGTGAAGGTGAACCTAATGAATCTGTTGCCGCTTTTGCTGACGCTCAAGATAAAGAGGCGGGTGCTGCTCTTGCAGAACAAGGTAAAAAGAAAGTAGAAGTATCCGACAAGACAGTTAAAAAGATTGCTAAGGCTGAAGACGCTTACGAAAAAGCACTACGCGAAGAATTAGATAAAACCAATATGTCGGAAGATGACAAACTGAAAGCTATTGGCTTCGGTATGATAAAAGCTGCCGAAAAGATTTCTGAAGGTAAAAAAGGCCGTGAGATTGAAGCCTTTACAAAAGGAGTTGCCGCTGGTGCCGATGAGTATGTCAAAACGCTAAACCAAAATAAAAAAGATAAACGCGAACTCACCAAAACCCTTGCCGAGTATGGTCTGGCTAAAGAAAAACTTGGGATTATGCGGGAAGACGTGGCGGCTAAGCGTGAGAGTACGGCAGAAACAGTTGGCTTACGTCAAGAAATGCAGAAGGAAGCTTTAAGACAGAAATATTTTGATGCTTATCAGAAACAAGTTGGAATGCAGCCCCGTACTCTTAAGGATGGATCACCTAACCCTAATTGGATGTCATTTGGTGACTTCTTAAAAAGATCAGGAGTAAATATTGAAGGAGGAGCACCTCCCTCTTCAATTGCAACACCGGGACAAAGACCTGCACTTAGCTCCTTTCGAGGATAAACATGGCAAAATTTGATGTTCAGAGCGCGTTGAACTCTGGATATTCTGAAGCTGAGATTGCTGATTATCTTGCTAAAGAAGAAAAGTTCAACCTAGCCGGTGCCCGTGAGGCAGGCTACTCTGACTGGGAAATACTTAGTGAACTCACAAAACCTACGCCCGGCGCGGGGGCTGCTGCCTATGGTGGTTTCCGTCGTAGCTTAGGCGAGTTAGGTGTACTGGCTGCAGATACTTTACCGGCCTTAGCCGCAAGCGCTTTACTGCCTGAAGAAAAGGTACGCCCGTTTGTTAAACGGCAGTTAAGAGAAGCCGCACAGACACGGGAAGAGCTTGAAGAAAAATATCCTACCGTTTACAAGTCTTATAAAGATGTAGAAGGTGTTGGGTCTGGCTTTGGTTATGTTTCTGAGCGGTTTGGTGAGTTGCTACCCGACATACTTCCATCAATTGTTTCAGGCGGTATAGGTCTAAAGGCTGGTCGTACACTGGCAACTAAGGCTGGTAGTGAATTAGCAGAGCAAGTTGCCGGTAAAACAGAACGTGAGTTGATGGAGCAAGGGCTTGAGAACGTCACGTCTGCAGAATTAAAGAACATTGCCGACAGAGCGGGACAACGTGCCGCCTTAAAGCTTAGTGACGACTATGCTAGAGCAGGTGTAGGAGCAGGCGCATTCCTTGGGTCGTATGCACAGAACGCCCCAGAAGTCTTTGAAAATATTATTGAAGAGACAGGTGAGTTTGCGCCAGCCGGTGCGTTGTTGTTTGGCGGCCTGTCTTCGATGCTTGATTCATATCTACCGGCAAAAATTCTTGGGGACCTTGGCGCTTACGGTAAAGCCAAGATAGTTTCTGAAATGCTGAAAGACTCCGGTGCAAACCCGGCAGTGTGGAAGTCTGTGCTTAGAGAAGGTGGTAAAGCCGCCGCTAGTGAAGGTGTAACTGAAGCCGCACAAGAAGCCATTAGCGTTGCTGCAGAAAAGTTTTATGGTAGTAACAAAGAGTTTTTTGACCCTAAGAATGTTGACCGTTATCTAGAGTCATTTTTTGCCGGAGCCGCAGGTGGTGGTGCCTTGGGTGGCATTGCAGGCGCTGGTCGTGGCATTCAAGAAAAAGCCGCTAAGCGTGAGGCTGAAGCCGAACAGGCTCGTATCCGTGAAGAACTTGGGATTGTTGAAGGTGAAGCATCTCCTTTGGCTCCGCTCCCTGCTGGCGCTGCGGCTGAAGTTCCTGTAACAGAAACTCCCGCTGTTCTTGGTTCAACCCAATTAGATCAAATTGGGATTAAGACGGGCATGAAGTCAGGTACGTATAAAAGTTTGTTTGGTTTAGACATGACTAAACCAGAAGACATTACAAAAGCAACAGACATCGTAAATAAAGCTCAATCTAATAAATATTTAAGCGTTGAACAGAAACAAAAAGTATTAGAGGTAGTTAATAACGCTATCACTGCAGCAGGAGGTACCCCAATTGTTATTGGATCTAAACAAACAGGAGTTGGAGTTGGCGCTGGCGTTTCTAGCGGACCCGACCAAACAGGAACCACCGGAGGAACTAAACCACCTAAAGATGGCGGAGTGGATGTATCTGTCGCAGGTACTGCGGGGACTGGAGTTGGAGAAACAGGACAGCGCGATTCACTAGATACTTCATCTAATGAGGCATTACTACAACGGCTTAAAGATCTAAAGGCTAAACAAAACAGTACCTTAAAGATTGGTGAAGATGGTGATATCGCCGCTCAGATTGCCGCTATAGAAGCTGAGTTGGCTAAACGAGGGGTTCAGATATCCAATCAAGTTGTGGCTCAAGCAGAGCCAACTGAAGAAATCTTTCGTACTGAAGAAGACCTTGACACTAAAGAAAATAAACCCGACTTAGCCGCACAGCGCCAAGAATTAATTAATAACTACGAAACTGCTCGTCAGTCTTTATCAAAGGTCCGTGAGGAAGAAGGAGAAGGTAAACGCCGGGCTCTCCCTGAGTGGGGTGAACTTAGTGCTGATGAAAGAATGGTTTTTGAAGATGCCCTTGGCACCTATGGCGGGGTGCTTGAAGAAGGGCAATCTATTAATGATGTTATTACTGAGGCTCTTGAGGATCTGTTTACTTACCGTCAAGCCAAAGGTGATCAAAAAGGGCAGAAAAATACAGCCATCGGCGCTTATGAAATCAACCACCGTGCCGAAAGTCGTGTTCGTGATTTAAATCTTCCGACATGGGCAGCACTTCCCGAAGAAGCAAAACAGGCTTACTTAGATAAAGTTTACTCGCCAAACGAACGTACTCGTGAGTATCCGGGCCCAAATTATGAAACTCAGCAGGCTGGGTTTGATGCAATACAAGAAGTTTTAGGGCCAAAAGCCACGACTGAAGGTCGTCGCATGGCTGATACTGTTGCCGATGTTCAAGCGGATATCAATGCACGCCGTGTTGCCCGTGAGCGCATGGAAGAAGATCAGTTAAGTCTTGGAGCAAAACTACCTGCTCAAATAGTTGAGGCAGTAAAAGCCGGTGATATCACTACAGTTTTAGAGTACCTACGAGACAATGCTAAGGGCCTAAAAAATAGTGAAATGTCCGGCACAGTAAATAAGATTGTGGCTGAGCCGTTGGCTAATTTGTTAGGCGGCAATAAGTACAATTTACCAGCGGTCAAACTCGTATATGACGGCACGTTGCCTACTCCCGCGCAGTACGACCCCAAAACAAATACCATCCTTGTTGGGCCGCGTGGTCTAAATGAGGTGGCAGTTCTTCATGAGGCAGTGCACGCGGCTACGGTACGTGTCATATATACATACCTCAAAGGTAACAAAAACCTACTTACCAAAGAACAACGTGAGGGCGTAGAGCATATCCTGCGTATTCGGAATGCTACCCGTAAGGCTTTGGCTAGTAAATATAAAAACGCATACGACAACATTTATGAGTTTGTAGCATACGCCATGACTGATCCAAAGTTCCAACAAGACTTACGGAACGTAAAGATTGACCCAGCACAGCGTGAAACTTTAGTTAAATATACAGATATTCCTGAAGCCGAAATCGGTACACCTGAACCTGCAAGTATGTGGGATGCCATGGTTAATGCTATGGCAGTGGCAATTGGTCTTACAAACCGAGTCGCAAGAATAGTTAAGAACTTATTAGTTTCATATAAAAAATCATTTCGTACACGGACTCCTACTTACGAACCATACAAACCCGGACAAAGAAAGCGCGAAGAAGAAGAGTCTTACGAAAATGCAGTAATGAGGGCAATGTATTCGCTCGAAACTGGACGGGTTGAACCTGAATACGGTAAGGAAATAACTACCGAGGGGCTTGACCTTGATGAGGCAATTAAAGAACGCAACAAAGCACGCCAAGAGTTTAAAAAGATTTCTAACAAATACAAGAATCAGACTACTGAACAGCTTAATGAAAACGATGAATATGTATCGGCTAAGCAAAAAGTTGACGCTCTTGAGAACGCAATCAACGAAGCCAAAGAAGATGTAACAGCGCTTACTGACAAGGGTATTAGTATCTATACTGAGCCGGGATATTTAGGCAATCTTTTCCTTGAAGTTACAGGTGCGTTCAACAATATTTTATCTGCGCCTCCCGAGGGTGGCATACCTCAGTTTGGTCAAAATCCGCTTTACATTGCCGCAACTCAAATTAATGAAACCGCTGATACAGTTATTGACCGTCTTCAGGATAAGATCCAACAACAAAGCACAAGTAACTTAAGTAAAGTTGGTCAGATCATTAAGAATTTATTTACAGATCGAAACAAACGGGCTGGCTACGCCACCTACTTAATTCAAAAACTTCAGAACTCGAAGATCTGGTTTAACAAGTTAGAAGATCTGTTAGCTAAGACTAATCGGCTTGTTAGTGTTGGGTCGTTTGATGAAATTAATAATATAGCCACACAGATGGAACGTGCGACGTCTCTGTCTCAAAATTATTACAACTTTGAAATTAAAAATTTACGCGACGAAGCGGCTAGTATTATTAAGCGCATTCAAGATGCCAAAGGTATCGACGAGAAAAAACTACTGGCTGAACTACACGGCTACATCATTGGTTTACATGACCGTGAGCGTAGGATGGAAGTCTTTTACCGTAATGTGCCTCTTAAAGAAGCAAAAGATACGGAACGGATAGAGATTTACCGTAAATTGGCAAGTCAGGAAATGATTACTTTACGTAATACTGACCCCAATGCAGCCGACTTAGAAATAGACAAACTTAGAAAACAACTAATTGATTTAGTCAATGACCCGGCTAATCGTAAGTTGCCTAGCCCTAGCGAGTCTAAAAACAATCCTGATAGTTCTGACTACAACGCTTTGGGTGTAGACCGCGACGTAGCCATAGAATTATTAAAACGCTATAACTCTGATAAAAATAAAACTGATATTGACGCCTTATTTAAGGTACTTAAGCAGATTGAGAAAAAGACCGAAAAACTTAACAGGATGGCTAACTACTTCTCTCCCGGCGTAGAGAACGTAATTAAATTTTATGGGTGGCAAAACTACTTCCCATTCAAAGGCAAGCCTGATCCAAGTGGTCGCACGGCTATGTTTGATTTAACTGGCGAGCGGCTAAGCGGTGATTACGCCCAAGGTGAGTATGCCATGACAGGCCGACAGTCAGATGCTGACAATCCGGTTCTTCAAATCATGACCGATGCAACCCGTGCGGCTATGCGTGCTGGGCACCGTTATGTGCCGCATGCTATGAAAAATCTTTTACAGCAAGGGATTGTGCAAGGTAGTGCTAAACCTGCTAAAACCGTATTGTTTAAAGATCGTTACAGTGTTGAGTTTGACCCTAAAGATATTAAGAAAGAAAACGCTTTCTTTGTTTACAAAGATGATGGCAGTATTGATATCTATGAAGTCAATGACGAAGACATGCGGCGTGCTCTAAAAGGTATATTTAAACCTGAGACGCCTATCATCGACTTAGCAAATAACGTGACAAGTTTCTTTGGGCAGATGCACACCCGATATAACCCTGCGTTCGCTCCGCTCGACTTTATTCGTAACTTGATGACTTACGCGGGTTTGATTAGTGCTGAGTTTGGTGTGCGGGCTGGTGGTGACGTAATGTCGCAGATGGCTAAAGTATTGGCTGACGGTGGCATGCATAAGACTTTAAAATTTACCTTGGCTTACAACCGTGGGGATCGTAAAGCAATTGAAGCCATGGCTAAAAAAGATCCTGATGGTTTCTATGGTGATATTCTTAAGTATTATGATCTTGGCGGCCCGGTAGCTTATATGCAAGGGTTGACCTCGACCCAGACCCTTGAAGGATTATCAAACAAAATTAACAGCCGTGGCGTATTTGGTATTACTAAAGAAGACTTTGCGAACTTCTTTGATACGTGGGTGGCTATGTTTGAAACATCCTCACGGATTGCTGCTTTCCGCACTGTCAGAAAACAATTAAAGGCAGAGGGTGTACCTGATGCTGAAGCAGACCTCAAGGCAATGGCATTTTCTAAAGACTTAGCCAACTTCCAGCAGGTTGGCGATATGGGTAAAACTCTTGGCGCCCTTTATATGTTTTGGCGCCCTGCAGCTACAGGCGCTGTTAGGGCTATGCAGGCTTTGGCTCCGGCATTTGACTTCCGCTCTAAAGAACAGATTATTAAATATTACATGGAGCAAACTAAATTTGGTAAGGTTACTCCAGAGCAAGCTGAAGCCGCCTATGAGAAGTTTAATAAGCAACGTATAAACGCTCGTTATACCTCCTACGCTTTACTAGGCGCAGGGTTCATGACCTACATGATGGCCTATATGCTGGCAGGGGACGATGAAGAAGACCGTAACAAAGTGGCTATTGATGATATGGCTCGGTGGGTGCGGTTTGCCCGATTCAATACAGGCATAGAGGTAGGTGGCAGAGATCTAGTATTCCAATTGCCGTGGGGATTCGGCCCCGGTATGTTAGCTTCAACAGGGGCGCAGGTAGCATCGGTAGCTATGGGCGGTCAGGATGTAATGTCTATGGCGTCAAATATTATGGATGCAGGCTTTGAATCCTTTATGCCCCTGCCTACTTCTAAGATTGATAAGTTTGCCAACCCAACAGCGTGGGCTGTAGACAGTATGGCTCCCTCGGCGCTTCGGCCTTTGGTTGAGTTTGCCATGAACACAGATGGTCTTGGTCGCAAGATTTACTCAGACCGACAGTCTCGTTATGCTGATTCTTTCCTTGGTGGAGACAACGTCCCAGCCATTTATAACGATGCCGCAAGGGGAGCATTTAGCATATTTGGTGGTCAGGTAGATATGTCGCCGGGCACATTGTATTTCTTTGCCAATAACTATTTTGATGGCGCCAGCCGCATGATATCTACAACCTACAACCTAGGTCAGGTAATTGCTGGCAACAAAGATTTTGACCCTCGCACTGATGCATTCTTCTTGGATTCTTATTTAAAAGCACCTTCAAACTACGATGCTATTCAGTTTAGTAAGGCTGAAAATAAAATTAAAGATATTGAGAAGCGGCTAAAGGGGCTTGAGGGTACACCTGAGTATGGCGAGTACATAGCCAACAATCCCAACGATCCTTTAGTTGTAAATTTTTACAACACCACGGTTAACGGGCAACTGAGGTCTTTGAGGGAAGCCGCTAACCAAGTTCGTAGGTCAGATTTACCCCCCAACGAAAAACAATTCCGGCTTCAATTGTTAATTAAACAACAGAACCAAATTAAGTCTGCTTTCAATACGGCACTGACCGCATACCTAGACGACTTTGCCCCGTTTGGTTATGAAGATTAACTGACCCGCCAAGCCCTGACGCCTAGGACATTATCTTCAACGACTGTGTAGGTTTTCATTACTACATCAACCCGCTTTGAAGTTACGTCAATAATGTAATGTCCATAGGCTGGGCGAACGGTAGGCATAAAGAAACTGTCCCCTACCTTCATCGCTTGGTAGGGGAAGACAAACTCAGGCTCCTTAAAGTCAGTCAGTAGGTCCTGTTTCTTTGTCATTTATCACATCAGAAACGTCAAGTTTCACCTCATAACACCACAAATTCATAGCCCCGATAGCCGATTTCCACCCCGCCGCCATTTTCTTCTTGGCTTTGCTGTTAAGCATTACGCCCTTCTTCAATAATTCTGATTCAAATTGGCTTACATTGATCTGCTTCTCATGCAAGAACTCTTTAATAGCGGTCTTGGCGATCCAAACTTTACCCTCCGTAACCTCTGCCCGTGCGACTAAGTCTTTGCCGCGTGGCTCAACCGACACCTTATCTGACTCATTAAAGGCTAAGATACCGTTCATGTTTATGGACAAGAACTCACTGAGCAGATCCTCAAAGTTAACCCCGGCACTAGAGTACTCATGGTGAAGGCGGCGCATCCTCTCCAGCATAAATACATATAACCGCTCGTAATCTATAGAAACTATGCCAGCGCGTTCGGCAATTTCTGCACCCCCCATGATTGCCGCCATACCTCCATTCCAAAATGAGTAAGCTGAGTCATTGTAAAATTCTTGCCGATATCTGTTGTTCCATTTTTGAACCGTGCGGTTAACTTCAGGAATACCCAATCCATAACAAAAGTCAACAAAAGCTGGCCCAGCATGACCAAAGTTAGTCTTGAATGGTTGGAAAATCTCAACACCCAAAGAGTCTACAAGTCTGCCATTCTCGGTGATATCTAACTCTAGTAAGCGCCGTAACTCTCCACCGGGGTCGCTCTTAACCATAAACATCTTGTCTTTATTAGACTGGTTAGTAGTCAGCAAAGTAAGGTTCTTAGATCCCCCGCGTTGCTTACGCTCCATGTTGTAACTTGTTTGGCTACGAATCTTGCCTTGGTTGTTCATCGGCCCTTTGTAAATAATATCGGATAGCTTTTCGGGTTTGGCATTTGAAGTCTCATCAATACCCATCATTAAGTTTTTTAGGGTTGATGCCCTTTCCCATAAACCATTTACGGTTGCCCCATCCAAGGTAACAATCATTTGTTCTTCGGGGTGACCAAACACAGATAAGCCACCAAGCATAGCCGCTGTTTTACCTGTCCCTTTTTCACCTGACAAACTAATCATTAGGCCGCTAGCAGAACTAAAAGGCACTAGAGGGGAACCAAACCCCATCAATAACCCTAGGGCATGGTACTCAAACCCCGGTTGGTTAAGTTTATTAGCGCTCTTTTGCCACGTATCGAACGATCCGGATTCATAAATCTTGTCGGCTACGTTTCTCGCTGCAGGTGTTACAGGACAGTCAAACCTACCCGTTGGGGTAATCTCCACCTTACCCGCCACAAAAGACCCATACTCAGGTTCGTCAATCCAACCCATAGCTAACCGCATATCGTCAGCTTTTTGGTACTGTTTTAGATATTGTGACCACTTCACAAGATAATCCCTTAATTTATCAATCAATGTAAACGTAACCAACACACCGCTCTTGGCAACGAACTCTTTAAATTTGTCTGGTGCATACACCGCCGACATAGGTAAGATAAATTCCCGAACTCCGTCATGTGGCAAGTACAGCCGCATGTGTAAGCACTCCCCATCGTTGGGGCTATAAAGACGTTTCATGGGAACAAAGTCTTGATTCAAGATCATTATTGGATCTTTCTTGATGACCGTCCCATCTTTCTTATGCTCACTAGGGGGCTCGTACCATACTCCACCCGACACAGGGCGAACATATGGATATAAGAACTGCGGAAAAGTTATGAACTCTTTCGGGAATTTATTCTGTACAGGCCCGTTCTTTTTATCTTCTGTATCGCTAAGATCCCTTGTTTCGGGGGTTCTTGTGTCGGGTATGTGTGCATCGTCAGCCCCCGGCTCCGCGAGTCGTAGCCGCTTTCCAATATGGGTCGGGTAGGATATTTTTCCCTTGAACGGACATCCGGTGCATCCTCCGGGGTTTGTGTTTTCGAAAGCCTCACAGGAGTAAGACCACGTTGCTTGTAGGCAGTCTCGGGCTTTCTTTTCGGTTTCTGCGTGGTTGTACTGGGGGTGGTCTTCGGACATGGAATGTATGGCAGTATCGCCATCAACACACCTAATGGCGACAGATAATCCAGCTTTCCACAGTGGCTCCGGACAACTAGCGGTGTTTTGGAGCATCCACTTAATTTGGTTACATCCTCGTCCTTGAAGAGATTCAAAGGCAATTGTTTGGAATACGTATTCATAGTTATCTAACCCCAACATTTTCCGGGTTTCATCGTCTAAGCCTTTCTTGGCTTGAGACAGGTCAAAGGAAGACTCTTGCTGAATACCACCAAAGAAAGGTGTCAATTCATCTAAGTCAAATAATTTAATATCATTTAAAAACGTCACTTCAATGGGCGCCTGCCCCTCTTTGACGTTGTAATTCAATGTGTATGGCACGCGAAGAACCCGTGCCGCGTCAGCAGGTACGGCAGGGTCGATCACCAATTTATTGTCTACACATAACTTCTTAAAACCCTCGGCATAAGGTTTCCATCTCTTGGTCTCAATCTCTTCCTTGAGTATCCAATAGACATGCAAACCATTACCTGAGTCAATGATGGTTGGCTCAGGCATGCGAGTATTTAATAAAAACTGTGCAAGCCCGGCAAGGGCTTCTTCCTTGGTAGCGTAACTGTTGTTTTCTTTGCCTACATCAAGATCAAGGAAAAAACTCTTAATGTAAATGCTGTCTACAGCCTTCCGTGAAAATCCTTCAAACGTGGATAAAGCAAAATAAATGTTTAGCGGTGATTTCTTTTTGAAGTCCTCAATGATTGTGTATGCATCTTCTAGGCTCTCTGCATACTTTTGCCGCACATCTTTTTTGTTTTCTGCGTTTATCCCTGTTATTACATAAGTACCTTCTGACGGCAAGACTGTCTCAATAAATGTTTTATACATGTGTATTAGAGACAATAAAGGCAGGGCACCAACCCTGCCTGACGATAATCCGCTTATGCGGGCTCTTTGTTTAATAAATTATTTACATACTCTTTTGCCGATTTGAAGTCCGCCAAGGGGAGAACCCCTTTAGCGGTATCTTCTTCTATTACTTTAAGAAATGTAATGACTAGAGGCTTTCGTCCCGTTTGAATATCGCCCCCACGAAACCATGTGTGGACAGTCATCCTAGATACACCTAACACTTTTGCTACCAATTTGAGAGGTAGATTTGCTTTGACACATGCCTTGGCTAAAACAATACCAAGGTTATCTGCCATCACAACTGCGTTGAGCATCTTTACATACTCAGGACTATACGACTTAGGCATTACTGTTCCTTACTTTTTAGACCACTTCTTAACAAGGTCAGCGGCATCGCCTGTTGGTTGAGCAGCCTCGGGCTTCTTGCTTTCTTGCTTTACTGGCTCTTCAACAACTTCCGGTGCTTCGCTTTCAGTGCCACCATCCGTTTGGAAGACAGTGAGTTTGATTGCATTTTCAGCAGCGGCAGACTTACCTTGCCTACGAACAGTATCAAAGTCTGCTGTATCAACAGCCCCTGCAGGAGAGAACAATAGTCGCGGTGTAGGCGACTTCGTATCAAACTGCATTTTGGTAACTACTGCACTGGCGCTTACATTGTGTGAAGCAAGCATCTGAACATACGGACGGAAAGGCCAGCGTCCATTATCTTCTTTACCAAACGCAGATGTAGCAGGTAATACTAACTGATACACATTACCATCTAACTGTCCCGGCAACACAACTGCAGTACGCCATGACAAACGGCACGCAGTACCTGTACCACCTTGACCTGAACCCTTAACGGAATTCGGGCACGACTCGCAAGACGGAGCAGGGGGTTCTTTTACTGCAGGGTCGGGTGACTTGGCATCGTTAGACCAGCAAGCAGGGGATAACTTATCGCCCTCTTTATAAGCCTTGGCATACCATGTACGCGACGCGTTATGAGCCATCTTTACAACTACGACGTTCATTGAACGATCTTCGTTCACGGCTTGTTCCTTGCCGTTAACCATCATTCTAAAAACACCGCCTTTGATAGAGATGCGTTTAC